CAGCAGAATAGAATGTAAGATTACTAAAGCCTTTGCTTACTGCTCCATCAGCAATCTTAGCCGCAGTGATTGCATCATTTGCAATCGCAGCAGAAACTATTGCATTGTCTGCAATAGCTGCCGCTACAACAGCATCATCAGCAATCTTGGCTGAAGTGATAGCGTCATCTGCAAGTTTAGCTGTAGTAATACTGCCATCAGCAGGGACAGCATTTCCTAACGAACCAGATGGAATGGCAAAGTTGCCGCTAATTACATCTGCAAAATTTCTTGCTCTAGTCATTATTCGCCACCTTCTTCTGGTTCTTCAGCAGGAGGTCTTACTGCTGCTGTTCTTGTTTGCCCAGCACTTAAAAATGATGGTGTTCCAGTGCCTGTCTTTAAATGAGGTGGAGTTATAGCAAACACCGCATCATCCAAATCAACCTCTGTCATATCCGCATTTAATTCCAAAAATGTCCATGTGCCATCAGAAAACTGAATCTTAGCTATATTGTTATTGATTTCTGCTACTGTGTACTGCGTCATGCCGTACCCCCTTGAACTGTGCCTGATTGTGTGAGCGTAACAAAACTAAGCCCACGAATATAATTACCAGCCGCGCCACCAGATGAACCAGCAGCTCCATTTGTAACATTGCCATTAGCACCAGTATTACCTGTGCTACCAGCAGAACCAAAACCACCACCAGTACCGCCAGTGCCACCTGTGCCAGCATTAGTACCGCCAGCTACACCACTAGACCCACTAGCCGCAGATTGGTTATACCCTGCACCTACTCCGCCAGCTCCACCAGAACCGCCGCTTGAGTTTGATGTAGAGCTAGTTGTGCGACTAATATTCCAGTGAGCTACATCGTTATTCGTTCCGCCCAGCCCGTTAAAATAGCCTCTGTTATATGTATGACTACCTGATGTGTAGCTAGTTTGGCCTGATGATAATGTGCCGCTAAAAACTAAAGAATAAGCAAATCGTATATAAACTGTCGTGCCATTAGCATAAGGGTAGGTTTGCCAAATTGCGCCATGTACATGAGAGCTGAAAGAATTGTATGGCCCTAATGTAGTTGTGCTTGTGTATGAGCCATTTCCACCCACGCCACCAGTGCCGCCACCTCCGCCACCAGCTCTAATGAGGCCATTGTTTATTAACGTGCAAGCAATATCTGCTTCAAAAGCATCACCGCCAGCAGAGCCAGCCGCACCACCCGCACCACTTAATGTGCCATTATTAGTTACTGTAATTGTACCTGATGCACCAGTATCTATCTGCAATGCTTCTTCAGATGTACTTGTTGCACCAAGCTCGACGCCACTATTAATTACAATTTCTTTTGGATAATCTACAGCATAGTCATCACCAAAAAGTGCAGACGCATTTTGATTAGTTGCGCCAGATGTATATGTAAATCTAAACCCTTTAGCCTGACTTCTAAAGTTTGCAATGTTTATTGTGCCGCTTGTTGGCACAGATGCAGCAAGATTTACACCAGTATTATTACCTGCTTTACTTCTTATATTTGAACCACCACGATATAAATCTGAATAAGAAATAGCAGCAGAGCCACCTACGAACTCAGTTCGTAAGTCAGAAAAACTAACTGCGCCTGATGCTGCTATAGCCATTAGATTGTTCCAAATGCAGTTACATCATCAACGGTTACAATCTCACCATCGGATGCAAATTTAATCTTTGCAGTACCGTTATATTTAAATAATAAATTGTCGCCGCTTAATTCTATTGTCCATTTACTTGAACCAAACTGAATAGCCTGTCCATTGGTGTCCAGCGTACCTCCAAGCTGGGGACTCGTATCGCTTACTAAATCACTAGATATTGTTGTTGGCTCAAAATCACCGCTACTACTATTGTAAGCAAGCACTTGACCGTTTGTTACTCCTGTAGAAGTAACATCTGTCAAATTGTTTGTTGAAAGAGTTTGCAAAACAAAAGTGCCATACCCAACAATAGATACTGTATCGCCTACTTGTGCAGCAGATAAAAGCTCTACAGTTGTTCCATTTGTAGCTGTAAAATCTGCTGGCTGTAGTTTAATACCATTAAGATATACATCAACAAAACCACCATCATATGTTGCAGGGAATATAGTAGTAGAGTTTGTATAAGAACCTTGCGCTGTACCTACAACATAATCTTTACGTTCTGATGTGCCATTTACAGAAGAACCAGCGTTCTGAAAAACACCGCCAGTGCCATAAACTTTCATTAAATTATTTGTTGTGTCAAACCATAGATCACCAGCATCTAAACTTGTTTGCGGTTGTTGCGCTGATACACGATAACGCTCACCAAAACTATTAACGCCAGAAATATTAGAAGCTACATTGTTTACATTTGCTATAGAACCGCCAACAAGATTGACGTTAGATATAGAGCCACCAACATTATTTACATTAGTTTGATTATTTGCGACTGCTTGCACTTCAGTATCTATACCAGCAACTGTAGTAACATTCGAAGCTATACCAGCTACAGTTGTCACATTACCTTGTATCCCAGCTACTGTATTAATATTAGTAATGCCGCCAGCAACAAGAGATATGTTGCTATCCTTAACTGTAATAGTATTGCCCATGCCATTTCCATGAACAGTACAATAATATCTCATAGAAGCTGGAGCAGTAGATGGAACTTCAAATGTCACTTTTGCACCAGCCTGACCAGCAGTGCCTGTTGTTGTTACACCTGTTGTCCATGAGTTACCAGAACCATCTTTAAATGCAAGAGGATGACCAGCTACACTAGAGTCCGACACATCAAATATATATGTGTTGCCTCTAAACATTTCGATTGCTGGATTGTTTACACCATCAAGAACGAATACATTTCCAGAGCCAGGATTTGCAACAGTTACTGTGTATGTCTTCTCAAGAGAGTTAGCCAGAGATGTAATGTCTGTAGATATAGCTGCAAGTGTGTTTAAATCTGCAACAGCAGCAGTTGTGCCAAGTATAGCTACATTACTTGCAACACCAGAAACATTAGATAAATGAGTAGCATTTATTCCAGCTACTGTAGTAACATTTGCCTGTATTCCAGCAACTGTTGTTACATTTGCTTGTATGCCAGCTACTGTGGTTACATCAGAGGCTATATTTGCTACTGTTGGAATGCTGGAAGCTACACCAGCTACTGTTGGAATATTAGATGCAACGCCAGCAACAGTAGTAACATTTGCCCTTACAGCATTTACATTAGATATTGCATCTGTAGCTACAGTGCCATCTTCAATATCAGCTAGTGTTGCAATATCGGCAGAAGCAGCAGAAACAGTTTGAACATCAGAAATGCTAGGCCCAGCTTCAACAACACCTGTAGTAGCATTAAATGCAAGCGTCTTACCTTTTCGAGCGTCAACATTGGGGAGGGTCAATGCTACATCTACATCAGAATCGGTAAGACGCAATGAGCGGTCTATATCGTCTTTTAGGTCAGCTTGAATCGCAACTATTCTATCAAGCTCTGTATTTAATGAACCAATCTGAAAAGCACCAGATGCAGGAAAATCAGTTGTTCTTTGAAGCACAATACTTCTTGTAAGAACTACTTTCTTATCTGCACCACTTGCAGTTACAGCACTTGTAAAATGAACAAATCCATCAGTACCACTTGTATGACCAGCAGTTGCATTAGTCTGAGAATCAGAAATTCTATAATGAGTTGTTAGTGTTTGTTTAACATTATCAACGTAAACATTTAAATCTGCGTTATCAAAAATCTCAAAGTCCATCGTAAACACAGTCTGATTGTTACCGTCAGAAACAGTGTATTCGTTACGTGGATCATTATCTGCTAAGTTAATAGTCATGTTCGCATCCTAACTTAAATTAAAGACTACCTCAACGCACAATTAATATCGCCCACCAGCAAAGGCTCTTGCATACTCATTTGTTGTATCTTTTAAAAAGAACAATTGAGAAAAAGGCATTTGTCTAAGCAGTCTTCCCGCACCTTGCCCATACTCTCCACTTAAAAACAAAGCAGCCGCTTTACTTGTATCATATGCCCAAGATGGGCCAGCACCAAGAACACCAGTTATAGCATCACCAATATCTTTGCCCTGTTTATATTTTGGCTTGATAATACCCATGCCAATATCAGGGCCACCAAGTGCTAAACTTGTAGCCATAGCTGTATAAAACAAATCACTATGCATAGCGGCAAGACCAGAAGCATCAAATGAACGAGCAATCTTTGTGCCTAAATCCATGTTATCCATTTGATAATCGCTGTATTTTAATTCCATTCCCATATATCCAAGACCCATTGCAGAAATCATACCGACAGCCCTGTTACGGACTTGGTTCTGTGCAATAGACGCTGTAATTTTATTTGCAGCCGCAAAGCTATAAGACATAAATTGGAATGGCAAACCAAGCAAACCATTCTCTATTCTATAATATCCTTTATATTTTGCATCTTCTCTTACATTAGGAAACAGTTTACGAGCAACATGAATAGGCACATAAAACACACCATCCACAGCTATTGGCTTATCTGCTGGCGTACCCATAAGAACAGTATTACCAATGCCACTGTTTAGTGCGGCCCTATAATCATCTCTAATTGTAATTGGGATACCAGCATCTTCCCATGCTAATGTATTAGGCAAAAACAAACCACTATCTGTTCTCTCCCATGGAGCAGATGAAATACTATCAGCTTCTGTTTTTGTAATATTGTATCTAGCTAAATATTCAACTTCAAAATCTGTAACTTTTTTGCCATCAGGATGTTTGCCACTTAATTTTAATGAATAATCAATTAAAGTATGTGCGCGAACCATAGAGTCCATTTTCTTAAAAATGGTTGTCATAGGCGCAACACCATTCAAAAAGAAAAACCCACTTCGAACTTTACTCATTACTCCATCATTAAGAGGATTATTTCGCATCATTTCAACATGACGCAAATGTGCATCACCTTTAAGAATATCTATAATCTCACCAGCAATACGACCTTCTTGAACATTTAACTTAACTCTGTGATCAGACATTGTTGCAAATAATGATTTGAATACTGGGCCTAATTCATGTTCCATCATTATTTTTGCAAAATCTGGAAGAGTGGCAAATCCAGCAGAACCCAAATAATTAAGCATTGCTAAATCTTTTAAGATTACAGCACTTTTCAAACTTAATGCATCTGCATCCCTTATAACTGTTCCTTGCACTCTTTCATTTACATGACGGATATCTCGTAAAATTCTATTTGCACGAGTTGGTTTCATTCCGTTTGCAAGCAAACTATCTTCTACATCATCAAGAACATCATCAATATCTTTGCCAAACTGCACCCGAAACTCATACTGTGGTGCAATTTTTTGAGTATATGCCCTCATTATACTTATTGGATTTGTTTCAATAAAATCAACAACCAAAGAGTTTGGTATGTCTACATCTCTGTGCCTAAAGTGTTTTGATTTTGTAAATCCATAAAACGCATTACCTTCATCAGAAACATCTCTAATGCCAAGAATTTTATCAATAGTTTCATTTACGCGACCAGCAACAGAATCATAATCATTAGGCAACTTTACTTGTGTCCAAGTATTTGATGCCTCATCAAGTTTATATGTGTATGGATTCTCAGTGTACCATTGATGCAATACTCTAAAAAATTCTTGCCTACGCTCCTGTATTATATCTTGTCTCCAATATCTAGGATTAAATGGTTCTGCAAAATCAGGGCGTACACTTTTTGCAAATAACTCTATAGAACTTGTTGTTTCATCTATTTTTGCATTAATGCGGGAAAGTTTTTCTTGAGAGTTTTTCAATCTTTCAAATACATTGCCACGCTTCGATGCTTTTCTATTTTTTAATTTTTTAATCCTATCTTCTAAAATTGCTTTTTCACCTTCAAGCCGAACAAGCTCTCTGCGAGCAAACTGTGCGCTACCTAGCAAACCTGTTTGGTCGAGACGTGTTTCCCAAGTTTTGTAATATTTTTCGAGGTCAGCCATAAACTGACCTTCTGCTTCATTTGCTGGCTTTTCGCCCTTCATTCTTTTAATGTTTACTTCAGTAATCCAATCGTAAAATGTTTTATTTTCTTGTGGGATTAGGCCAACTTTTTTGCCAGCACCTATAACATTTGTTGCAATATCATAATCAAGAAAAGTTTTGCCTTTGCCATATTGTGCTTTGTATAACTCTCTTGCTCTATCATAAACCTGTACCCATTCTCCATCACGAATAGCAGCCTTTTGATAAACAGAAGGGCCGACACGCAAACCAAATTTGTTCAAAGTAAGAGACAGCCCACTATCACCGCCAATAGATATCATTACTCTTTTTGCAAAATCTGTTGCACCTTTATCTTGCAAAACTCTTTTGACAGGTGTTGTAAGAAATTGGAAAGCCCAGCTATCTGTAAATAAATTCTTTTTTATTGCATATGGATTATCAATATCATCAATTTGTTTTTGAGTTGCTTGACGTTTTTCTGCCTCTGCTTTGAATAAATTATATTCAGTTTCTTGTTGTCGTGTAGTTTGAGAAAACTCTGTTAGTCTTGCTTCAGCTTCATCTAGTTCTGCTTTAGCTATTTTCATATTTTCTGGTGTGGTTGCAGATGCAAATTTAGCTTCAGCTTGTGCAACAGCTTCTTCTGCATCTTCTGTTAATTGTTTTAGGCGTGGTATAACTTGTTTACCAGAACTTAATTTTGCATCAATTTCCCAATTTTGAACCTGACTCAATGGCCTGTCAGGAGTTGGTTCTGGAAATGATGTGTTAATATCAGGCTGTTCAGCTAAATGACGCTCACCAAGAGCTTTCTCTGTAGCTTTGTATGCTGTAGCCCTGCGAGTCATAGGAACACTTACAGCCCCCACCAAAAGCCCACCAGCAACAAATGCAGAACCTACATTGATAGCTGCCTCTTCTGGTGTGCCAAGAGGGTCAAACGGCATACGCAATGCCTCTTGTCCTGCTTGTAATGTAGCAACACCAGCACCACCTCTTATAAAAGCCCTACCCAATCCAACACCAGCACCACCAAATGGAAGTGCCACCAAATTGATAGGATCAGCAAGACCAGCAAAAAAATGGGAACCAAAACTTGACTCAGCAAGAACTCTACGCCTTTCGACATTTTCATCGATAGCCCTTTTTAATTCAGCCATATGCTCTGCATTTTGAGCAAACAATAAATCAGATTCATATTCTTCGTAGCCCTCCATATCTTGCAATGGAAAATAGTTAGGGTCTACTTCATCTCGAAACTTAACTTGATTTCTAATATACTCAACAATTGGGTCATATTGGTATCCAAGACTTGCGCCAAGAGTGTCAAAGAAAGAAGGGTCTTCTGTATCGTCTTCTGGATTTGGCGCATACAAAATTGAGTTCTGACTAAATGGGTCAAGAATGTCGTTCATGGAGCTTGTATCTCTCTGTCCTGTGCCTGTTCAGCAGTCATTGTAGAGCCTTGCAATCTCATTTGTTCACGACGCGCAATCTGTTCTTGTGTTGCTTTACCCAAAACAGGTGCTTCGCCAAGCATTTCTTCAACACCTTTTACAATTTGAGCAGTATCGAATGCCACCATTTGCCCATTAGCAATATATGGTTGATACCCACCACCAGCATTTTTTTTCATAACCATAAAACGAGTATTGTTTTGTGCAGTGCCTGACATTGGAAATGGTTGTAAATAAAGTCTCTCAGGTTCTGGAATATCTGTTTGCTCCATTGCAGTATCACCAAACTCTGTATCAAAAGCTGTAGATGCTGTTTCAGCAAATTCTGTTGTTGGCATAAAACTTCTACGAAAATAAGCATCTTGTACTTTATAAGTATCTACAAGTTGATTATTTAGCCATTTGACAGCCATATCCCTATGTTGGTCTTGTGGGAAAATACTAGAAAAAGAATTTCTCGATTTACTAATAGAGCCAAAAGGTAAGTCAACAACAACGCCATCAGTTTCTTTGTAGTAGTCTTTCATTATGCCAGTAAGTTTCGTTTTAAGTTCTTCTGGACTAGCACCCATTGCAATGAAGTATTCTGTGTATGGAATAAGCTCACTTGTTATCTGCGGATTAGGAACATCAAAACCAAACCACGGATCAGATGTTGTAATTTCATCAACAAATTCTCTAATGCCTTTGCCACCAGTAGAATTAGCCACTGCTGCTCCATAATTGTCAGAATCTCTACGAGCTTGCATAATAGTCGCTCTTATCTCTGGTGCAGCCTGTATTCCTTCTGGATGAGTTGAAGCTGCATAAATTACAGAATCAATTAAGCCAACTTCTTTTATAGAATACCCAGCATCAAGCCACATATTTCTAAACTCACCAGCTTGATTATTGGCACTTAAAGCATTTCTGTAATTATTATAATGTTGAAGGAAAACAATTTCTTCTTGAGGCGACATAGACCTTGTTAAATATTTTTTACCAAAGTCATACATTTGCTGTGGAAGAATACCAGCATTGATAATTTGTGTACGCATCTGATTATCTGTAAGAGAATCAGGAGAAAAAACATAATTATCAGGCTTTCCTTGGAAAACAACTTTACCTACATACTCTCTATGATTGCTGTTTGTTGTACTGCCAAAACCACTTTCGACAGCCATTTTTGTTTCTTGTTCTGTTTTTGTTAATGCTTCGTCTTTTTCATTTCTTATTACTTTATTGATTTCTGCATTTGTGGCACGAATCATTGATGCTTCATCAGATTCTCTTCTGTATATTTTTAATATTTCATCTGCAAGTGTTTGTAACTTTGGTGGTAGTTTATCACCAATAACATCACGACCATCTGATAAAATATATGTTTGCCATCTACTTAGTTCATCTGATGTTGGCAGAGGCTCTCTTGTTTGAGATGTTGTTGCCTGTCTTGCAAGGTCTTGTAATATAACAGTTCTGGCTTTTTTAATTAGGTTTTCTTTAAATGGTTCTGACATTAATGTGCCACGCACACTTTTTTCATATGCATTAAACTCATTTATTGCAGATGGTATATCAAAATCAGCAAGATGTTTTGAGATAGTATCAACAGTTGTTTGAAGATTAGTGCCAGATTTTTCTTCTTGCTCTTGCTTTGTAAGCCTTATTCTTTCTTTATCGTCTCTTTCTTTTTGTGTTTGCTCAAATCTTGCAGCAGATTCTTCAGCCCTCATGTTTGAAGCGGCATCATTAAAATATGCCTCAACATCTGGCAAAACTATTGCAAGCGCAGACTTGCCATCTACCTTTAAATCTAAAATATTTTGTACAGTTTTTTGTACTTCTTTTGGTAAATCTTCAATCCCATTGCCATTGTTTCTTATAACTCTCTCAGCAATAGCCATTGTTGCAGAGTCCATACCCTCAGAGGCAATAACAGATTGCTCTACTCTACGAGACAACCCCTTTGCTTTTATTTTCAAAATTTGATTTCTGCTTTGACGTATTTGAGTATCAGAGGTGATAAGACCACTGCTAATCATATCTTCCAATCTTGAATCTAAAAGGTCTTCTAAAAACCTTGCATCATCAGCACTTGCAGGGTTAGCATAAAGAAACTCAAGCTGACTTAAACCTTCTGTAAATTGTGTAGTAAAATCAGTAACAGTTTCCTGACGTTCACGAATTGCGTGCTTTTCAAGCAAATTCATTTTATTTGATGCAAGAAGTTGAGAGCCAATGCTGTTTACAATGCCAGCAATTTTTGGATCAACTTTCACATTTTTTTCAAATGTTTCTGTACCGTATCCTTGATAAAAACTTTTAAAATCTTCTTCAAATTTACGAACACCATCTTTATCAAATTGATGCTTTATAGCTAAACGTTTTGCTTCTGCTTTAAAATCAGCTTCGACAAGCCCTGTAAATCTTGCTTCTATTACTCTTTGATATGCATCTTGGGCAATTGTTCCATAGCCTTCAGGAGCTTGGAATGCTTCAGGAAGTCCTGTTTCTGGATTAATAGTACGCAAACCTTCTAACGCTTGACGTTGTGCAGAAGTTGTGCCAGCTTGCTTTGCTTCTCTCTTGAGAGCATCGAAAGATGTTTCGATAAGAGTATCAGCTAAATTACCAATGCTTTCGTATGCTTGTGCTGAAGAAGTATCAGCACGAATGACGCCTATAGGCTTATCAATTACTTCTCTTCTTTGCCTAATAACCGCCATAATTAACCAACCTTATATTGTTCGTATCTATACAATCCAGATACAATAGCGGAAGCTGCGCCAGTATAACCTGCAATCAAAGATGCTCTTCCTTTAGAAGCCTCCATCCCAGCTCTGGATTCTGATTGCGCTGCGGCTCTCAAAGCATTAGAGCCTATTGATTCTACATCAGCATAAGCAATACGTTTTTGAGCTTCCATAAATGCACGATAAGACCTATCTGACCCAATGTCTCTATTCATAAAAGCAAACAAAGCATTGTTTGAAGAATTAGCACTTGCAAGATTTCTAAGTCTAAGATTTGCTTTTTGTCTACCCTCTATTAGTTTTGCTTGAGCATCTAATTGATATTGATATCTATTAAACTCAGCGTCATCTGCTCTAGCTTTGCCAGCCCCTAAAGCAGAAACAATAGATAAACCTGTGCCAATAAGTTGGAGTGTTGCTGGGTCTAACATTAAAATGATACCTCTGCGATTAAACCATTTATCTGTAATGACAATGGTGCTGATTGTGTAATTCTTACCGTTGGGTCTTTGCTATAACCCAATAATCTAAACTCTTCTTTGCCAGTGACAGCAATTCTTCCAGCTCCTAAGTCATCTGTTACCTGACGAATAATTAATCGTTTATCGTTTACAGAGACAGATAATGTATTTACCAAATCAAGTATAACACGATTTACTCTTCTTGGGTTGCCTGTCAATGGCCCACCTTGTACCTGTGCGTCAATAGGTAATGTTTCTGCCTCAACATTAAAGCTATAACCTATTTCTGCTGTTGTAATTGTTTCAACAGCAGTTACATCTACTTGACCACTTACTACAGTAAATTGACCTAGATGATCATCTCCATTAACAACATCAACAACAGCACCATTTGCAAAATGAGGTGCAACATTAAAAACCCCAGCAGGAGCAAATCCTTGAGAAAATGTATTAGAAAAATCTAATTGAAGACTAGAATCAAATTCTGTCAAAATAAATTTGTTATTATTATTCCCTATGTCATAAATACCAACAAGAAATACTCTATCATCAACAGTAGCTATAGAATGAAACTTTCCATTTGACGTAGTAAACTTTGCCCATCCTGCTCTTTGCTCACCTCTATTTGAGGTAAAAATTGCAATAGTCCCATCTTGATTTAAGAAGAATGCATAGGATTCAGGTCTATTAATAGCACCTCTAAGTATGCTCATTTGCACAGGATTATTAATTAAGTGTGCAGAAATTTGACTTATTGGATTGGCTACATATGCTGATTCAGCATCAGAGAATATAAACTCTCTTACAACAGAGCCATTCTTCTGAACATACAATGTTGCACCATCTAATGATTGAGGTCTTACAAATGAAGCACCAAACGGTGTCTGTCTTCTAATCTGTGCATTAGTCGGTGTTATTGGTTTATCTGTAAATGCAGGAACATATAACTCTGAAGTGCTTGTAAAGATTTGTAAATCTCTATTTGACACAATATGCCTAATAGTATTTATCTCACCAATGCTTGCTGTTAAATCTAATGCATCATCATCTTCTGCATCGCCAACATCAAAGTTAAAATAAAGACCAGTTCTACTCGCCCATATTCCGTCAGGCTGAGATAGAGTTCCCCCAAACCATAATCTGTTCTCATGGAAAGCAACTGCCGCAGGGAATCCTCTTAGCGCACTATATGACTGCTCCTCCCATTGTGTTGTTGGAGCATGAGTTTCTATTTTAGGGGAGCCGCCACCAATACTATTAGTGTTTGCATTTGCGCCAGCAGTTACAATAAAAACATTTTCATTTACTATTTCTTGAACAGTTCTTGTCCCATTAATATTTGCAGCACTAATGCCGCCAATCCCACCAGCATCTGATATAGTAATGCTATCATTGGTACTTAAACCATGAAGGGCCATAGTAATTTGTATATCTGCTGTACCATCTGTTGTTTCTATTGCATCTGTATCTAGATGCACCTTCAATGCATCTTTGACAGTTCCAGTAGCTTGAGTTTGAGATTGTACGGATGTAATAGTTATTTCTTGCCCATGATATCGAATAACAATTCCAATGTGCTTGGAGCTTGGATAATTACCACCAGATTGAGTGCCAGTAATGTCCCAATAGTTTGCAGATGTTGTAAGAGTTACACCTGAGCCACTAGTTGTAGAGGGGTCAAGAGTTACATCTTCTCCATGAAATGAATAATATGGTTGATGAATGTAATGATTGTCTGAGTCGCTTACAAACGAATAAGTATCCATTTCAAAGCTATTTAACCCTGTCCTAACCAATCTCCTAATCATAAATGTTTGATGACACAAAAACATTATATCACCAGATTGGGCGAATGTTATTTCATCTAAAATAGAATCGGTTATTGGGAGAGCAGCAGAATCTATATCTTGAGTAATCGTTGTAACAATGCTTACTGCACCTGTTGTTGGATCAATCTTGAAGCAGCGTATTTTTAAATGTTCAAGAGAAATGATATATCGTTCATCGTCAGAAAAAATAAACGGTATAATTCTTACCTGCTGCCTTTTTGTAGTATCAAGAGTTGTATCAAACTCATAAATTCTTCTTGTACCAAATCTTTTAAGAAGACCGCCTTCATTTCTTAAAAAGAAGTTTTCAATCTTCTTTGCAGCATTCTGATATACTTTAGTATCAGTCCTAGACACCATAGAAGGACTGACTTCTCCAAATTGAAAGTTAGATAGGGGAACTCTAATCCTTGCCATTAGCTGCGCCTATTCGTAATAAACCTCGATGTAACCAACTTGCGTGTTGTTTGTTGTTGTGAGTCTAGGCTTCTAGCTTTAGCCATTGCATTTGTAGCTTGCTTTTCCATAAGAGCAGCCAAAGATGCATCTCTAGCAATAGATGTAGCAAATACCATTGCAAGCGCATACTCAACAGCAATAGTAAAATATGAAGGAAACTCTAACTCATTTGCACGAAAAGTATAATCAAGAATCACAGTATCAGAGGCAGAAGTATCTGCAAAAAGTTTGTCTCCATAAATTTGATAATCAATTATATTATCTTCCACAGTTGCTGTATGCACCATTAAATAGCCAGATGGTAATTGATAAGCTCTATCATACCTTCCTGTTGGAGCAGCAGTAAGCAGGTTTAGAATTGCTTGGTTAGTTGCAAACCTCCATCTAGTATTAACTAGAGAAGTTCTAACAACATCCTCATACATATTTACCGAGACAAGAGCCTCGGTTGTTCCATCTTCAAATGAAGTAATCGGTTCAGCCCCAATAAGAATCAATGCTCTTGAGCATAAATCCACAGGGGTATTTGCGTGTGTGCTAGTAACTGCCATGTGTGAATAAGGGAGGGTTGCCCCTCCCCAATCCTTTAGTCTGTCTCAGCAATAGCAGTACCCTGTGATGTATTCACAGTAGTACCGTCATTGGTAAGCACTGAGGCAATGTGAGTTGTTGGTGTATTTGTATCAACACAAATAATAACATCTCTCGCATTCATCATATTGACTGCTTCACCAGTAAAATAACCAGAGGCTTTTACAGTAGCAATAGCGTCAGCAGAGGTATAATGCCAAAGGTTTACACCAGATGCCCCAGACAACCGAGTTAAATTTGCAATATTAAATGCCATCTTTCACTCCTATTAGTTGTTGTCAAGAACTTCGTAGATGCCGTTATTATCAATAACGACAGCACCCATTGACATCATTGATGTTGCAAGGTGCGCTACTTTTTCTGCGACATAGTTAATCTCTGTTGAGACATCAGAGTTGACACCCAACCCAATAGAAGAAGTATGATAAGCCATATTCTTACCTGCTGTAATTGCAGAAGTAGAGAATATCTTAAAGCCCATAAACTCTTTCATTGTCATGCCGCCAGCAAATGGAAGATTTTGCTCACCTACAAAGTCACTTGAAGCAAACTCTGTAATATTAAACAAATCAGCATAACCCTTTGGATGCATTGCCAGATAACGCTGACCGTCTTCTGGAATATTTGCAGAGCCAAATGTCTCAAACAAAGTCAAGATATCTGCTTTGTCAACCGCAGCAGATGTTGAGTTAATTTGAGTTGAGTTAGCACCAGCATCCATTGCAGTGTAGATGATATCGTCAGTCTTACGACCAAGAGCAGCAGCAGCAGATTGAGCTACAGCCTGACGCTCATTGATGTTAATCTTCAGTTCATCTAACTTGTCAATGTATTCTGCGGCATAGAAGTCAGCCATTGTTGCTTCCACAGTTGTATGTGCAAGTTCCATAGGGGTGACATTACCGTTTCTTGATTTAGTAGAGGCAGAGCCTGTACCAATTTTTTGGAATCTCACAGTCGAACCTGTTACTTGACTAGCCATACGCACAGTGTTCCGTAACTTAGAACCCATACGCTGATAAGCCATATGCACTTCAGACTCGAACTGTTTGATAAAAGCTACATCAATGGTATTAGCCATTTCATCAGTCCTTTTTTAAAGTTACACGATAGTCGGTTGTCTGCGTTTCATCCTCATCGCGATTATCCATAAGGGTCGCTCAGTGCATTACAGGCCGTTGTTGGAGATAGTAAACATTATTTTTACGATTTATGCAACGCACAAATCTCATCATAGTATGTCCATTTATTTCATGCAGATGTTCATCAAACACAAAACCACACCAACTTAACCACATAATTGTTTCATGGTGATCCACAGGAACATAATTTTCTACTACCTTGTAGTCACCTTGTAGCAATGCAATAACTTCTTTACAGCCTCTTAAAAAAGGTCGAAAGTTTGAGTTTATTGCGCCAGTACCCAACATCCAAACTCTACCTGTTTCATTATCTACAGGCACAGTTCCGCACATAGCTATAGATTGATTGTCAAATTTTATTGTGTATGTTTTCGCGCCATCAATACTAAGCGGTTCTGCCAGAGCTTCCAATGGCTCTAGGCCCATTATAAGACATTCACGTTTGTCTTGAAATCTTAGATATGGAGCGATTTCGTATGCGTCATCTGGGCGACTGTCTGTAAGAGAGAGCCGCCCAACTCGTTTGATTTCATCGACCATAAAGTTTTTTAAACCCTTCATCTACCTGACGAACAAAGTTAGCGTCACGTTTAGCAGGGTTATGATATCTATCATCAAGCATCATTTGCCTTAATTGGTCTTCATTCATTCTAGCCATACCAACTTGGTCAGTGCTAGGCCCACCGTCTTTCATAGCTTCCATAATGGTTTCAAGTGCCATAACACCATCAGCAGTTTCACACATACGCTCTATTGCGCCAAGTTGTTCTTCTGGAAAGAATTGATTTGCAAATAAAGAAACTGCTTCAGTTCTTGCTGTTGCATTGTCACCTAGTCTTGCTAACTCAGCATCATAGTCAGGCACATCTTCATTCAACGCACTGAGATACATATTGATACCTTCGCTAAACTCTTCTTGATTGAAGCCATTTTCAAATGCGTGATTAGCCCACCATGAAAGTAATTCATTGTCCGCAGCTAACTCTTCATCAATACCTTCTGGTAATTCATAATCACCAACACTTGCTGGCCTATTTGCATAGGCTTCTTTTTCAATCTCTTCCATAAAAGAATTACGATAGTCTTCTTCTTTCTGGCCTAGTTTGCCCTCAAGAGAAGAGTATGCATTTGCCAAATCTTCTGCTGATTTAAATTTTTCTGGAAGCCACTCAGGACGCTCAACCGCAGTCTCAGTTTGGACTGCCTCTGTTGGTTCAGCACTGGCGGTAGATTCTACATCATTCATTTTCTTTTACCTTATGTGCGTGTCTGATACGAGCTTCGATAATGCCAACAATATATCGTTGGCCCTCCATGTGACGCAACTCCGTATCAGTTACAGCCGCGCCATGCACAGATTCTATAGTTATTGAACGTAGGTATTGCAATACAGACTTCCCAACATCTGTATTAAACAAGGCAGCTACGTTTAAAGATATTTGGTTATCAATGTCTTGTGGGCGTTGATGTCCATCAAGACTGAGGTGGGCCTTCGTTGCCAATAGTAACTCCTGCTGCTTGTTGTTGCATTTGCTGTTGTTGCATGGCGTATTGTTGCGCCATCTGCACCAACTGTTGACGCTCATTCAAATCCCTTATGAGATTGTCTGGAACGCCAAACTTCTTAGCAAGGTAAACAGCAGTTTCTTCTGAGTTAATAAGAATGTTAGTTATCTCTGGGCCAAATCTTCCCTGCACCAACTCTAGGAATCTTGCAACTGAGGTAATGTCTTGGTTAGCTTGAGCCTGTGCCAGAGGTGAAACAGACCGTACCTTTACTTCTCTTCCATTAATTGTTGGCAGTTCTATCCTGCCTTGTTTCTTCAAAATATAAACTACACGTTGTAATACAGGCTGTACCAGTTCAGCTTGGAGTCTTCCAAAAGCAGAACCAATACGACGCGACAAATCTGCCATACGCTCTGCAACTTCTGTGGCAGAAGCTGGGGTTCTGTCAGGATTGCCAAGCATATCATTATACAAAGCCCTTTTAATATTTAATCTCATGTCTGAAAGAACAAGATTAGCTACATCAAAGCTACCTGCTGCGCGAATAGGCTGCAAGCCCATAGACCCTGCGGCTTTAGGTATAACAGTCCCCGGTACTAAGTTTATTGTATCTGGGTTTACAACGCCATCATCATCCATTTGATATATGCCAGAGATTGCCATCTGTGCATTTTCAAGGATAAGTTCTATTGTCAGGTTAGTGGTTTTAATTGCACTAAGTGCATTGATAAGAGGGCCACGCCCATAAACTTCGCCAGCACACTTAGACCAGCGAAAACATATAAACGGATTAGAGCCAACGCCTGTGTAACTTTCATTAAAAATTGTTTCGCCAAGCATACATTCAATAACAAAAAACAAATGTGCTTCTTCATTTTTCTTTGAGTAATCTCTACAAAGAACCTCTAGTACTCTTGTTTTGTCATCTGGTGCGCGACTAATCTTATCAGTCATTTTAGATGATAATCTTGCTTTTGGATACATAAGAGGGATGTCAGAGTTTCTAACCATACGCTCTCTAAACACATGATCAATACGGTCATCTGGCCCTGTATCAAGAACAATATGGGGCAATGGAATAGCTGAGAACATTATGGGATTGATTGCATCACCTTCAGATACAGACAACACTCCTGTACCGACAGCTAAATCCATAAAGGATTCATGTACTTCCTGACCAAAGTTAGAGTTTTGTATTACTTCAAATACATATTCTGTTACTTCATCAAGTTCGTTATTAACTTCATCACGCGAGTCTGTAGGCACTTCACTACCTGCTGTAAAGTCTGCCCAACGTGCAAAATTGGGAACAAGACCTTGCTGTAGCCTAGACGCAAACTCTTGTACGCCAACGACCGCAGTTTCATCAAATATCTTGTCATCCCTTCTTTGACCTGCTGCTTCATAATAAAAAGACTCCCTTTGTGGTAGTGCATACTCATAACACTCTTCAAATAGGTCTACAAAATTTTGTCTGTGGCTTTTGGCTTTTTCATATTTTTTGAGATACTGCTTTGCAATATCATCTGTGCCACTAGCCATAATGGGTGCATTGTATAACATCAGTCTAGGTACTCATTGAAATATCCCATACCACCACGGGAACTTGTTAGCAATGAACGTCTGCCACGACCACCGCGACCTTTACCACCAATTATAGTTAATCTTTCTTTTAATCGGTCATCTCTAGTACTTCTTGCATCTTCTGCTGCTCTATCGGCAGCGGCTTTTTGCTCTGCTGCTATTTTAGGGTCTGGCTGTACAACTGTTCTTTTGGATCGGAATGGCCCTGCACACATATTAACCTCTACATCCTAGCCCATAGTCCTTGACGATTTCTTTGCTTGGGCTTTCTTGCAAAGACATCATACTCTTTTTTGGCATTAAAAGTTGTCAAAGGTTTTTGATTACTCATTAACTGCCTACCCTCACCAGCTCCCAACATTAAATATTGAAGTGCATCATGAATATGAGAATACATATTTTTATCTGGCTTGTCAGCATATCTCTCACCAGATACTTCTATCCTCTTATAGTGATACCCACCTTCAAAACCTTTTATAAGGCTAGGACACCTTCTGTCAATCAAGAAGCCAGAACGTCCGTCAACCATTTTATTTAATGACTGTGACACAGATTCAAGTCTCAAGTCTACTGAATTTGATGGTGCAGGTATTGCTCTGAGGCCAGCACCCCTAAGTATTTGGAAGGGAGTTGTCTCATCTGTCTGTGCGCGGAAGTCACCAGCAGGGTCTCCAAATATATACACTTCCTGATTGCCAAATCGAGTTGCTATCTCTTGTCTAAGTAATTCTGCAAACCTAACAATGCCCATATCAATAGCAACAATCTCTGACTGTATAAGCCATCTGCCACGCACCTTTTGCCCAAAAACAGCAGCAGGTGTTAATCCAAAGTCAATGCCAATGTAAACAGGAACACCATCAGCAATAGCTATTTCTTCTTTTGCTATATGCATTTCTGGCGCAAACATTGGATATACAGGCTTTCCATCTTGTATAGTTCCAAGTCTATTCATTACATAAACATCTATCCAACTTTTTGTCTTTCCTCTAATTAAGTTTGAATAGTAGGACTCCAACATATGTTTGCTATTTTCAGCGTTCTTATTAGGGTTGTAATCAATAACAACACCTTCTTGATTAGTTTTTTCGGTCATACCAGATGGCTGTGTATAAAAATTCCAGTTGTCTGGCTTCACTAACATCTTGGCTTGTTCTCTTGGAATGTGGTCAGGAATTGGTACTTCACCAGACATGATGGGCCACCAATGATCCTCTTCTGGCGCGTTGGTATCAGCAATAACTCCTGACCACGATGGCCCACCTTCACGCATGGACGGGAAGCGACCCACACGCATAGTACACGCATCAATAATAGATTTTGGAACTTCCCTTGCCTCGTTTATCCAGATGCCTGTCAATTCAAGCGAGAGGAGTTTCTTGACATCTTCTGGTCTGTCAAGAGCGAGGAAGATAACTTCAAGGTCAATGTCCGATTGTTTGATATGATGAGTATAAGGTACAGACCAATGAAACCTACCCCAATCATTCTCAGGAAACCAATCAAGCCACGTTTTGATTGTCGTGGTTTTGAGTTGGGGGTTGGTGTTTCTAATAATCGCCCAACGACTACGCCTAATACCATCCTTATTCTTTTTCTGCATTAAGGCTCTACGAAAGACCTCAACACAACAACCTACCGATTTACCAGACCCAACAGGCCCACGAATGCCACGAAAGAAAGTGTCATCCTTCATAAATGCTTTTAATACTTTGCCATCAGGCTTGTATTCAAAGTTGGTCAACTTGTTTGTCTTTCCCAAACCTAATCATACGTTCAACAACTTCTGGCCCGATTACAGCTATAACTTTGTCAGCCTCTCTATCAGTACAGTGTTCTTCTGGGTGGTGAGCAAGGTGTACTTTCTTCACCACTGTTCTTAATATATTTCGTTCTTCTACATTAAGGGTGTGCAAAAAACTCATGTGCGATGTGCCTTTGTCTTCTTAGCAATTTTTTTAGGTTGCTTGCTAAATTGTTTGCCTTTGCGTAAGGCCGCTCTCTTGGCTCTGGTAGTACGAGCATACTCAGAAGCCGATAAAGATTTTATAGCAGATTCTGGAAGGTAACGCTCACCAGTAGCCTTTGGGCCTT